CATGGCAACGCCAAGGTCGACAACCTTCTGGGCCTGCTCCTTCGGCAGCTTCGCTTCGCGTGCGAGGTCGGTGAACTGCTGCAGCGCCTCGGTGTCCAGCGTCTTGCCCTCAGGGGCGGCGAAGCTGTAGTCCTCGGCCTGCGGTGGGGTAGCCGGCGCCGCCTCGGGCGTCGGCTGCGCGGCCGGCTGCGCGGGCGCAGCGGCTGCAGTGGGCTCTCCCCCGGCATCAGGGTTAGGTTGCTGCCCGGTCAAGAGCGTGGTCTGGTCGGTCATTGGTCCGATGCTCCTTGAGCATGGTGAGGAACTCGTCCGAGGCAGCGTCGTGCACGTCGCGCAGCAGGATCAGCCCGACGTTGCGCATGCCCTCGCGGAAGTAGGTTTCGGAGTTGCCGGTCATCGAGCTGCGGTACACACCGCACGTCTCGAGCAGGCGCCACACGATGCGCCGCCCCCGCAGCGACCCCATCAGCCACGCGATATCGTCGCGCTCGAGCTGCCGGCGCCGTGCGCGCTCCTCGTCCGCCTTGGCTTGGCGGCGATCGAGAGCGCGCAGATCGGTGGGGTCATGAACCATGCACGCAGCCTACGCCAGGTCGTGACAAGTGATGCGCACACCGCCCGGCGCTGTAGCACTTGCTACGCTGCGCCGGCCGCGTAACCGCTGAACATCCGGATCGCGTCGGTGTAGGCGTTCTGCTCGTCGGTCTTGATCGAGCCCATCGAGGCCGCGGCCTTCGCCATCTCCGGCGCCGCGGCGGCACGCTGCATCGCCGCTTGCTGCTCGGCCCGCGACTTGCGGATCAGTGCCACCTTGTCGTCGGCCACGATCAGCGCCGGGTCGACCCCGAGCATGTCGCTGTAGGCGTCGACGACCTGGTCGGCGTCGATCTTGTCGAGCACCTCGGGCTTGAGCTGGGCGATCGCGCCCACCGTGCCGAGTAGGCGGTCGACAGCCTGCGTACCAACAGCGCGCTGTGCCTGCGCCAGCATCGACACGAACTCGATGTTCAAGTCCTGACCCTGCAGGTCGGGCGGCGGCGGCGGCAGGATACCGGCGCGCAAGATGTGCGCGAAGGTCAGCTCGATCTTCGGGCTCAGCAGCTCGTCGTGCAGCCGCTCGAGCACGGGGCCGAGCATGAGCAGCTTCTCCTCGTGGCGCTCAGCGATCTCGCGAGCCGTAATGTTCGAGCGGTCGTCGTTCGCGAGCATGAGGAAGAGGTCGGCGTAGAAGGCCTGACCGACGCGCTGGCGCACATCCTGGATGTCGGCCAGCAGGTGGCTCAAGTCGAGCCGCACCTCGAACGCCGAGCGCACGCCGCTGTTCTGGTTGGCCGCGTCCACGTAGGTGATTCCACCGGGCAGCAGGTCGATCTCGCGGCCCATGAGTGCGGCCGGCGCCTGCAACGGCGGCTTGGTCAGGTAGTCGATGCCCTGCGCCTTGCGCAGCTGCTCGTGCTGCAGCTGCTTGACGTCGCCCAAGGCCTCCATGCCGGGGCTAGCACCGTAGACGTCGCCCGGCGTCACCAGCCAGCGTGGCGCGAGCACGGGGAACTCGTCGAAGCCGGAGTCGCGCAAGTAGCCCTCGTGCTCGTTACGCCCCTGCTCGAAGTACACCGACGCGCGGCTCGATGCAGTGCACGACCGTGCGCCAGTCCTCGAGGTTGCCGCGCGTGTGCGCCTCGCGCACCGAGGCGCTGACGTTGCCGATGCCGAACTCGGACACCAGCTGCGACACCGTCATGTCGAACTCGCGGTACAACGTCTTCACCTCGCCACGGCTGTCGGTGGCGAGCGCGTACTCGCCGACGGTCAGCGGGTAGTGGCGGACCACGTCGTTGAAGTCGGGCAGGATGATGGTTGCGGCCGTGCCGAAGCAGCCCAGCTCCTCGTAGAGCATGTGCAGCGAGCGGTAGGTGTTGGAGCGGTTGAATATCTCGCGCATCAGGCGCGTGGTCTTGTCGAGCCACAGCTTGACCGGCGCGAACTCCATCATGTCCGGGTCCTGCGTCGCGAGCCGGAACCACGGCCGCGCCGGGCTGGTCATGCCCGCCATCATGCCGGCGGCAAGGATGCGCAGAGAGCGCGTGCCGGTGTTGTCGTAGATGTTGTTGTGCCGCTTGGTGCCGCTGTTGTTCTGCGTGGTGAGGAAGCGCCCCGCGCGCGGCAACAGGTAGGTCGCGATCTCCGACCAGTGCGAGACCCAGGACGAGCGCTCGTTCTGCAACGCCTGCCAGCGGTTCAACAGCTCCTTGCGCGAGGCGGGCATGTCACTTCCCCAGCAGGTCGTTGCGACCCAGCAGCAGGCTCGCCGGGCTCACACCACCGGCGCCGGTGAGCAGCGTCGAGGCGTTGCTCGGCCCCACGCCCTGCTGCATCTGCTCGCCGCCGCCCTGCGGCTGGCCGGAGGGCATCTTGGTCTGCGGCGGCTTCACCGGCTTGGGCGGCTCGGGCAGGCTGGGCTGCTTCTGCATCGCCTGCATAGCGAGCCCACCAACCGCGCCCACGATGGCAATCGAAATCGGGTCACACATGGTCGTCACCTCAGCTTGTCGTAGGGGTCGTGATCTCGCCCGCGCACCGTGTGCGTGGGCCGCGGAACGTCGGCCGGCAGCTCGACCGGCACCTGGTGCGCGAAGGTCAGCGCGAGCGCGTCGGCGTCGTCGGGCGAGGCCAGGCCGCGATCGCGCATGCGCTCCTTACGCTCGAGCGCGATCTGGTCGCCATTGGTGAAGCCGTACTCGACACTGGTCAGGTCGGTGGCAAGGCGCTCGTCGGCCGCGACGGCGCCCACGGTCTTGAGCCACTCGCGCAGCCGATCCCACATCTCAACGCGCTTGTTGGCGTACTTGCGCGGGTCGTCGGCCCGGCCGCCGAACTGCACCTCGACGCAGTCGAAACCGAGCTGGCGCAGGCGATCGACCACACCGCCGCCGACGCCACCGCCGTCGACGAACACGGTGACCTTGCGGCTCGCGCTGCGCAGCAGGTTGACGTGCTCAGCGATCTTGCCGACCAGCTGCATGGTGTCGGCCTCGCGCAGCCGAATCGGCGGCCAGGTACGCGCGTCACGCCCGCAGCGCGTGCGGATCACGCTGTCGTCGTCGCCGAAGCGCGCCACGTCCACGCCGAGGACCACAGGCGACAGACGATCGACCTCGACGAGGCGCGTCGCCGCCAGGTCGTACAGGTCGCGGCCGATGAACTGCATCGACGAGGCCCGCGGGAACACGCCGCGCACGCGCACCCGCACAAAGTCGGCGTCCTCGCCGTAGTCGTCTATCCACTCCTGGATCAGCCGCTTGTTGGTGATCTGCACGCCCCGGCTGTCGATCTGGTGCGTGTTCCACCGATTGCGCTGCGCGCCGAAGCACTGCGCGAACTTGCCCGTGTTGCGCGTTGGGTTGCCGAACACGTACCAGTGCGGCTCGCCGTCGGTCATGCCGCCTTCACTCACCTCCCAGATTTTGTCCGGGACGGCGGAGGCCTCGTCGTAGATGTAGAACGGCGTTGAGCTGGCCGCGTGCAAGCCGGCGAAACTCTCGGAGTTCTCCTCGCGACAGGTCTGCGCGTCGCACCGCCACGACTCGGGGTGTTGCTTGTGGGTCAGGCGCATCGAGCCCTTGCCCGTGCTGTAGTCGAACCAGTGCCCGGTGAGGCAGCGCTTGCGCCACTTGCCCAGCTCGGCCCAGGTCTTGCTCGCGAGCTGCTCCGCGGTGTTGGCCGTCACCACACCCTTGCAGTGCGGTCGCGTGCTCATCAGCCACAGGATCAGCCAGGCGACGAGCGCGCTCTTGCCGATGCCGTGACCGCTGGCTACCGCCTCGCGGATCGGAGCGACGGCGTGCAGGCCGTCGAAGCCGCGCTCGCGCACCGCCCGGCCCGCCCGGTCGAGCAGTTCGCAGGCCCAGGCGTCAGGACCGAACTCACTGTCGTAGACGAGATTCCAGGGCGCCGGCAAGCGGACCAGCTGCAGGCTCGGGTCTTCGGCCCAGGGGAAGGCGTAGAGCACGAACCCGAGAGGGTCCGCGTACAGCGCCACCATGTCCTGCGCCAGGAGGGCGTCAGGATGGCTCGTCTGAGGGGATGCCGGCACGTCTGCGCCGCTCGAGGATGGTGGCCGCTATGTCGACCTGGCCGGAGACCTCCACGCGCTCTCGGAACTCCTGAGGGCGTTTGGCCTTGAGCAGGAAGCGGGCGTTCTCGTCGGAGTACCGGCGGATGTAGCCCACGATCTCACCCTGGTAGAAGACGGGCTCCTCCCACCCTTCCACCGCCCGGTTGCGCACTGCATGCTCTATGGCGTCGTACGAGACCTGCAGGGCGTCGTCCCAGTCGCGGGCGAACTCTGGGTCGCGCTCGCGGCGATCGTAGACCGAACGCCGCCCCAAGCCCGCCAGCTTCACGGCATGGCTGACGTTGCCGGTCAGGGCGAGCAACTCGAGGAACTTGGTGTGGCGCTGACGCGCCTCGGTCTGAGTCATGCCCCGAGTATGGGGCCAGGCCAAGCAGATGATGCGCACACCCTAACGCCAGTAGGTCCGCCACACGCACACGTGCCGGACGCAGTTGGGCGAGACCTCGAACTTCTTGGCGATCGCCCGGTAGCTCAGCCCCTCGGCGCGCAGGGCGCGGATCAGCCGCACGTCGTCCCAGGTGAGCAGCGCGCGGGGGTGGGCAGGTCCCGCAGGGCGCCCGCGCGGCGGCCGGCGGGTCATCCCGAGCAGGGCTCCGGCAGGGCTAGCAAGCCGGGTCGCACAACCAAAAATTTCCCGGCAGCGTACGCGAGTCGCACACTCGCACACTCCCTAAAGGGAGAGTGTGCGAGGTGTGCGACGACTCTCGCGTAACACTGCACTGCCGCAGTGTGCGAAAATCGCACACAAAACGAGTGTGCGACGAGTGTGCGACGAGTGTGCGAGTGTGCGTTGCGAACCATTCGCATTCTCCAAACTGCACTTTCTTGCGAATACGTTGCCTCACACCCGTATTTCCTGCGAATTCGACCCTTGTTGAGAGCGATTCGCATCGCACACTCGCACACTCGTAATACTCACTTTTCACCCCCTTCCGACCCCTCAAAATCAGTGAAAAACTCCCCTCCGGAACGTGCCCAAACGACCCCCTTATCGGCCCCAAAAAACCCCCGGTCAGCCAGTGCCCGGACGGCCCGCCTTGCCAGCCCCGGCCGCCGGTCCTCGCCCTCCTCGGGCGGCGCCTCACCCATCAGGTCCATGATCTTCTCGACCATCGCGTCCATGGGCACCACCCCGCCGGGGTGCTCCCCGCGCAGTGCCACCCATGCCCGCCACGCGGCCCGCGGCCGACCCTTGAGCTTCTCCGCCTGGGTCTCCATTGACAGCCCCGGCCCGGCGTCGTCCACCGGGACCACGAGCGCCGAGGTGATGGGGTCTCCGTCGGCGTCCAGGCACAGCACCAGGGGCTTGAGGTCGAAGAACCACTCTTGCCCGTCCTGCGAGTCCTTGGACTTGGTGAGGCGTGCCAGGCGCAGCGTCCGCTCTGGGATAGGCCTCTGCACTGTGACCTCGAAGTCGAGCGCTGCGCCCAGCCCAGACCAGCCACGCGCCCCACGGTCGGCGTCCTTGCCGAGGTGGTGAATGAAGACGATCGTGGCGCCGAGCGCCGCGTGCAGGCGCTTGGCGGCGGCGACGAGGCGGCCCATGTCCTCGGAGGTGTTCTCGTTCGCGCCGGGGCTGACGGCGGCCAAGGTGTCGACGAAGATCACGCCGTAGGGCGCGCAGCCGTAGCTCGCCGGGGCCCGCTTGAGCCCCTTGGCGAGCAGCGTGAGCTGCTTCTCGTCGAGCACGTTGGGCGGGGCGTCGATGACGTGCAGGGGCAGCTGCTCGGGGTCGAGCTTGTACTCTCTGCAGGCCAGCTCGACGCGCGTGCGGTAGCCCTGCGCGCCCTCGCCCGCGATCACCGCCACCGAGGTCTGCGCCGTGCGCAGACCGCGCCACGCCCAGCCGGCGGCAAGGTGGATGGCGAGGTC